TGATGCACCACCCGCATTGACAGTATTGTCATATCTAAATCTCACATTATAATTTCCAGTGATTAGAGCAGGGGTAGATAAAGTTATCGTTGTTGCATTTATTGATGTAACTTTTGTCAATCTCGGTAAAACAGAAAAATCATTTATCTCAGTTGATGTTTGAACGTCGCTGACAATATCTACATAGCAAACGTTAGCAACAATTCCAGTTGCTGAAGCAACTGTAGCTTGATTTGATCCGGCTGTTAGATTGATAGTTGTTGGAGCTGGGTAATTTGTGCCCATTATGCAATTTTCAGCATGCCGCTTACCAGCAACTTTGTTATTCCATCGACTGATTGTAGTTGGGCCTGGAACCTCATTAGCAGAATTTAAAATTCCATCTTTAAATGTGCTTAAAATATAAACAGTAGAAGCTTCACCCAGGGTTGCTGTAAAATTAGCCTGCATTTGATTCAAAATTGAAGAATTTATTGTAGTGTTATTCACATAAACCCAATCTGACACTCCTGAGCCGTCATTTTTCTTTGATCGAACTCTAACGTCAATTGTGGTTGCGTGATCTGCTGCGACAATTGTAGACCCACCCTCAATGTCGTAATATTTTTGCACATTATTTGAACCCCAGACTTCTCCTGTTAGCTTCGTTTCGATGTCTAACTTTTGCTGAAATCGAGCATCAACTGTTACCAACGCACCGATTGTTTGATTTCCATTTACAACAACATTTGTGGGGGTAGAGGAAGGATAAAGACTTGAATTTTGTCTCGCTCTAACAAGATACTGTTGCGCGATTTGAGCTGCTCTTGATCCGCATATTGAGTTTAAATGAATGCAATCTGAGTAAGAATTGTAATCGAGATTTGTTGTTGAGTTTGGAACGTAAATAGATGCTTCAACAAGCGCGGGCACGTTTCTTAAAGCGTTATCGATTGCAACTTTATTTGCAGTTGAAATAGTCTCGCCACGATTGTATCCAAGATTATTGTCTCTCCACCACGAGTGCAATCCCATCAACAAAATTGCTGGTAAAGATGGCGTAGAATTAGAGTTTAAGCAATTTGTTTTTAAATATGTTATAAGAGCAACTAAAGCGTTTTGATATGCAGTTGTACCATAATTTTGTCGCGCGTCTTCCTCACCATTTACCCAAAGCATGATTTCAAAAACCACATCATAACCAGCCATCTCAAGCTTCGCTTTTGCTTCTTTATATTTTTTCACTGTTTCTAAAGCTAAGTATCCTGTGCTAGCTGTCCAATGCCCTCCTGAAAAACCGGTCGATCCGTTATAAACTGGGATCGCAACAACGACATCATTTGTGTTTCCAGCAATTAGCTGTCTTAAATCTGAAACAAAATGAGACCCAATTCCTTGACCCGCTGAATTACTAACTCGATATCCAATCAGTGCGTTATAGCCATTTGATCCGACACTAATTATTTTTCCTTCAGCTTGACTAAAGCTCATTGATGTTACGGTGTTTGGAATTGCGTTGTTAAATGTAATTTGAGTGTAATCGTCAGAAATAGCATCTACGTAGCTGCCGTCTGGCACAGAAGTGCCATACACTCTTGTGCCAATTTGAATTGTTGATATCCAATTTGAGTTTGTAATTGTGACTACCTTTGTGTTATTTGCTGTTACCGCAACAGTATTAAAAATATTTGTGTTTTCTGCTGAACCGCCCGTCAAGCCCCGGCTCGGATATTGCATTGCGCTAGACAACTTAACGCCAAAAGCATTAGAGCCGGCGTAACTATCGGCGTTTGACTGTCCCAAAACCAACGTCACAAAAGCCTTGGGTTTAAAAGAAATTTGGCCGTTACTTGTTATTTTTGACCAATTCGCAGGTTTTGATGGATCTGTATTAGTCAAAACCTGCATCTCGTATCCAAGACCGCTCGGATACGCTATAATCTGATCTTTAAAAATCGACACCCCGTAACTTAGCGATAGTTTAGCAGACTCGCTTCCCAACAAAACTAACGATTGTTTTGCGGGTGTAAAACTAGAATTTTGTATGTCTTTAATCCACGGGTTATTATTTATGACGCGAATCGTTGTATTTGAAAATTTCTCAATCACTATACAAGACGCGACTGCATTAATAATCGCAACAACGTAAATCAGATCGCCTTTTTCAACAAACGTTCCAGATCCGCTTAATTCAATAAATTCCGTAGAATTTGGCGTAAACCCAACAGTATAAAATGACGGCGTGATAGTATTTGCCGGCATTTGTGTAATAATTGTACTTGTAGTTTGATTTGAAAGATTTGCTGCTGATCCAGCAATTGCTATTGTTATCGCGGGAGAGTTTTTGAACGCTACAAGTCCGCTTGTGCCTGTGATTTTTCCGGTGCAATTATCGCCCAAAACAGACCATCCTCTTCCAAGATTGATGTTTAAATTTAAACTGTTTGTGATTGTTATTGTTGCGGTATTGCCAACAGTGAGGTCTGGTAATGTTATTGGAACTTTTGCAAAATTAACATTATCAAATATAATAAAACCTGAATTTGCTATATTTTTTATATATACATTTGCAGCAGAGTCAAAAACAACTCTATTAAATTTATGGCCTGTTTTTAATCCATCGATATTTAATGATGTTTTAACTGCTACTGAATCAAGAGTGAGTCTATCGTGACTAGACGTTAGAGTTGCTGGGGTTGTTGATGTGTCGTAAACAGCATTTGAAACAACATCTAGCCAACAATCAGAAGCCCCAGGGGCTGTTGGAAGAGTGCTGCAAACTGTTTGATTATCACCATTCATCACAAATGGCAACGCGTCAGATTTTTCAACAATTCCATGCACAAAAACTTTCGCGCTAGAAGCGCCGCCATCACCGGCCGTATTCTTTAAGCTTTCTAAAGATTTTATTATTGTAGCAAAAGGTTTATCAATACTTCCAGATCCTGTTGTGTCGCTCCCCTGCTTGCTAACATTTCTTGTGTTAAAAGTTGTCGGCGAAATAGTTCCAGCATTAACTTTGTTGGCTAATAAAGAGTCTGCCTGCGCACGAGTGTAGCTTGTCGATATTAGAACTGGGGTATGGATATGACAATCTTTGTTTTGCCCCGTTTTATGTGGTTTGATCGTGATCGTTTGACCGTGATTTGATTTTAAAGACAGTACAAACTTTAGCTTGTCGCCGCTATCAAAAACAAACTGTTCAAACTGCCCGTTTAGCGCAACTGTCGAGGCTCCCGCTGGGATGTTTTGAATCAATGTGCAAAGCAAAGTATCCACAGCACCTACCACTCTAAACACCTCTAATTTTGCGTCAAAGTCTTTTTGTTGGTTTGACGTAATATCAATATTTGTTGCCCACTGTCCACTGGGAATGTGAGCGTTATTTGTGATTATAGTAGACGTTGTCGCGCTGAAAATGTTTTGAAAAGCGTTGGTTAGTGTTGATGTGATATCAACTCCCCCATTAGTCAAAGTCAAATCGGCAACTGTTGCTGATTTGATGTAAAAAGTCGTGTTACCTTCCGACCCGCCTGGGGCTTGTTGTTGCAACGCATTAATCTCAGCTTGATGTTGCTGAACCTGATCTTGCAACGCAACAACATTAGTTGATCCCACCTGTATCTGAAGAGCGTCAATTCTCAGCTTCTCTACTTCAATCAAGCCTTTTGCAACACCAACACTTGCCCCAAATTCTGATTTACTCATATTTATTCCTATTGTGATATTCTATAAGTCACTGTTCCAGCAGATAATGCAGTGCAATTTAACCGATATTGCACGCCTACTTCACTATCTCCCCATTGTTCGTTAGCATCAGCAGTGAAGCGCATTATTCCTAATCCAGAGCCCGTTAGTGGGAAAAAGTTGATTCCGTCGAAGGCTCGCTCTAAATTCACCTGCCCAACAGCGCCACTAAAAATCACTTGAATATTAAAATCTCGACCGGCGATTGGTGTAAAATGAGCACTTTGGCGGTCATCTTCATTAATTGAAGAAAATGTGCCCGCGACAGGAGTTAAGCCCGATGCGGGAACGCCGTTTGTTTTTGCAGCCTCTGCTAAAACCATGTGCAGAGCCTGGGTGTCTACATCAATATTTTTGCTTGTTGGGCTACCTGATTCAGTAGAGCCTTTTGCCGCCGTTTTAAGCGTACTGCTTTTTAATGTCTCAAGCGTCCCTTTCGTCAATGATATTAACGTTGCATCTTGCGTCTCGTCTGTTTGTGAAGAGTCCGTGGGATCGCCAATCGCTTTAATAAAAACAACATCATCTGCCTGCTCATAATCAGTGCTTGGTGGTGCTGATATCGGCAAATCTGTCGTTTCGTTAGTCCAAAAACTGCCTGTTTTCACACCATCAGTTAAAATTGTGCGCTTTGTGAGCGTGTCTCCAATTGAATAATTTGCAGTTGCCACGATTGCTTTAAATGAAAGCATATCGCTTGCAATTTGTTTTGTGTTTATAACGTTTATCGGGGCTACTGGGGTTTGAGCAACACCGGCCTCGTCAAAATAGTAGACAACCAAAACAGGTGGTGCGACAGACGCATCAATTGTCGAAACCTGGTTAAACTCATCCCCATTCGCGTCCTCAACACGAGCATAACCTACTTGCTTCCTATCTTGAATTGCAGCAGCGATTGCTTGAAGTTCAGTTATTTGTTCGTCTTGTTTTGCCTCTGTTGCTGCTCCAACTGGGTTAGATATAGCCCCACTAGCTGCGGTCTGGCAAACTTCGACATCAATATCCATTGTTTTATCTGACAGCACCCACAAATACGGGTTTGACATCGATATCTCTTGCAGGCCATCAAAAATCAAGCTAGGTTTGTCACCGATACCTGGTGGCGCGGCTCCATCGTTAAATTCGATTCTAAACTTACTATTTGGATCGCCACCCTGAATGCGTATTTTTTCGCCAGGGTTTAGCTCGACATCTAACTTTTCCCATGTGCCAGCCGTTAAATTTAACGCATATTTCATAATTAAACCTCTTATTAGCTAATAACCGTCAAACCAGCTGGTGTTTGAGTATCACTAAACACTTCCACCCAGCCCGTGTTAATTCTTTGTCTAACACTTTCAAGCTCGTCCATTGTTGTGCAGTTTTGAATTTGAGTCTTCAGTAAAAAATATCGCCCATGCAATTGTTCTTTTTTCTCATTTATTTTATTAAAAATAAAACACCACATTTTTAAGGAATGTTTGTCCAAGACAATGGGGTATCCATCGGGTTGTGCTGTTCTAATTTGAGTTGCGTTGTATTGAACCCCAGCAATTCCAACTTTTTGGTAATGAACATAATCAAAAATTGACGACCCATTATTTTTTGAAGACCATTCAGCCGCCAAAACATGTCCAAGTGAAACTAGACTTTGAATATCTCTACTGTCTTGAATCCACAGCACACAACGATCATGATCTTTGTATTGTATTTTGTTTGTTGCGTAACTAACGATTTTTTCGTTTTCACACGTAGCTGGCTTTACTCCTACGATCAGATTAAATGATGCCTGATTTGTCGGGAATAAAATATTGGTTGTATTGGGTTTGTTTAGATTTTTGACAGTATCCGTAATATCAACCGCAAACGCGCCCTGCTTTTTATTTCTATAAGTATCATCAATATCTTTAAAAATGGCAGTTTTGGCCTTTTCAAGTTGAGATAATTCTAAATGAGGTTTATAAATCCAAAGAGCATTTGAATATTCATGATAGATGCTTGGTGCAACACTGATCTCAACTTTTTTATCTGCTTCATTATAAATTAGCTCATATTTTTTAGCGCTTTGCCTTACTAATTCAATTTCATTCCAATTTTCTTCAGATACAAAAACTGTTTGATCATTCTCATAAAGCGAAAAGTTCTTTTTGTCTTTATCGAAAAACATAAATATTCCTTTTAATAGCCGATTGCGTGCCAAATCGCACCGCTTGTGCTTGGATATGTGCCTGCACCGGCTCTAGCCCAACCCCTAAAAGTTGTTGTTGTCATTGGTGCGCTAGCAAGTATGTTGCAAAGATTACCAATATCACAACCCAAAACGTGATAATTAGTAGTTCTAAAAGCTACGGGCAAATTAAATACTACGCCAGTAGATCCGTTACTGCTAAAATCAGATCTAAAGGATTGAATAATCATTCCTGTGTGTGTTTGACTCACTGTAGTAGAGCCAGATATGAAAATTGGATTAGTGAATCTTTTTGCAGCAGAACCGAGCATTGCCCAGTATGCCCCAAGCCAGACAAAAAGAGCGTCGTCCCCAGGCTTTAATGTTAAACTAGCCACATCACCGGCACCAACTTGAATATTTGCGCCATTCCCATCTATAGTCAAATCCCCATCGGCAGTCCCAGTGCGAATTATTCTAATCGAAGCACCAACTAACGCAGCATTATTTCCAGTCATCTCTGGTAAGTCTCTTGAGTCTGAAGTAGCTGATGTAGAATTAATATATTTTATTTTTCCAAAATCAGCTGATGTGTATGTTATTAATCCGATAGTTGATTCGATATCAATACCTATATTGTTATTGATACCGATTGCGGGCAATCCCCAGCTAGCACCGACTGTTCCAGGCTCAGTGTTGTTGTTGTTGATATTAGAAATCCATTCTGCGCTTGAGTGCCAAACTCGTGCTCCAATCGGATAATTCATCAAAAAGCCGTTATTGTCGGCCTGACTAAACCAGGGGGGCGCACCTGTGTTTTGAATATCCTTAATCGCGCCCTGGGTTTCTTTTAAAATCTGGTTTAAAATCGAGCGCTGTAAAGGCTTCCCGCCTAAACTTACTTTTGTCTCGTGCGCAGACGTGTACCCTGTCTCACGAGACTCGCTACCATCCGGTTGCGCTGATATGGGCAAATCAACTTGTGCGTTGCTATTCCCAAACGGTACACCAATTCTATTTTTACTAAAAGTCATCAGGTCTCCTACAATTCACCGGCGATAGCAAAATTGCCATTGCCAAAATTCAAACGATCAACACCAAACCCAAATGTGTTGCCAGCCTCTAATAGCTCTAATTCTACCCCAGCCGCACGCGGCAGAAGATCATTTTTGATTAAGATTTGAGCAAGTTTATCACTGAAAGTTGGTTCACGCCACAAATACGCGACAGTCATATTTTTGTTGTCAATACACTTCAAATCCCCGCCAAATGCCGCATCAAAAAAAGCGTTATCGATATATGGTACGCATGGCGAAACGAGTCGCCAATAGCGCAGTTTTAGAATTATACGGGCTTCTTCAAGAAACAGCGGCGGTACGGACGGCTCAAGCCCCCAAAAGTTGCTTTCACTGTTAAAGTTTTGGCGATCAGCTCCAAAACCAAAAAACAAATCAGAGTCCTCTTCTGATATTATCGAAACAGGAAAGTTTAGAATCTTTGCCCATATAGCGATGCCCAGCTCGCTTGCAGTGCTCAAATCCATGAGGTCGGCATTAAATCCAGTCAAAAAAGGCTTTATTTTTGAGTTGTAATACGCTTCTCGATTTTGAATAATCTGCTTTAAAGTCGTGGCTTTATCATATCGCCACGTGATCGGCTTTGAGTCAAGATCAAAATCAAAAACAGCCTTCGTACTCATACCAAAATCACCTCGATATCAGATATGTTTTGTATTTTAGCAACTTCTAATGGCAAAATATTAAGCGTGTCGCCAAAAGAACCCGCAAACTTTTCTTTAATCTCGATTTTTCTAATGTCGCTTTGGCGTGAAACAGCACCAATTGGTGCGCCAAGCTCGGCTGTGTACACTGTTTTACCCACAACAAACCCAGCTTCGCTCTCGAAAAGCCCGTTTGAATAGTCTAAAACAGCCAATCTAACCTGATCTGTTATGTTCGCAGTGCCATTAGCTTTTAAAGTGATGCGAATCACCGCGTACACCGGCGTTGCTCGTGAGAACTTGACGATAAAATCTGGCAGATCGGTTTGAGCGATAGGCACGCTCACATTGCCTTGCAACCCAGCCTGCGATCGCTTCTCAAAAATCGCTTGTGCGATATCCGAGTCGCTACCCCCGTCTACCACCACCTCGATTGTGTGAGAATCAACAAGACGCGTGTTGATTGTTTGAGGTGTGGATTGTGTGTTTTCTAAAATCAAACAAGATAACAAGCCGTCCACTTTGTAAACATTGGTTCGAATCGCCTCGACGCTCACCGATCCAAATCCTGACAGAGTATCTAACCGATAACGCCTTGCTTGTGCGTCGCTCATCTCGTCGCTGCCCAGTATCCCAGACAAGGCGTTGTTGATGGTTTCCCATCCCACGACACCGTCAATAATCGTTGTTAGTGTGTTTGCAGGGCAGGCAACCGCGCCTGCGTTTACAGCTCTAAAATCAACGTCAATTGTATTAGAAACAGGAATTGTGGCATTATTTACCAACTCAAAAAAGTCGCCGTTATCATTTTGCGCTCTTTTACCCGCTGTGATAATAGTGCCAGTCGCCCCCGTGATTGTGGCAACAACAACTGTTTTTGTTGCGGCTTTTCTTTGACTCCCTAGCAGTGTAAAAAGTGCATCTAAATCAATCCCACCAGCCGTATCTGGGTTGCGTTGTGAGTAAAGAAACGCCCCAGTTTCTAGCATTTTTTGGCGAAAAGCAACTTCGTGATCGATTAGCCTACCCTGCGGGGTTGCATCTTCTAGCGATAACTCCTCACCAAAAACCGCTTTAAATTCAGCTTGTACTTCGGCTTTTAAATCAGCCGTGTCTGGCACCAAAACGCCTTTGTTTGTATCAACTATAAAACCGCTCATTGCGCAACCTCACCGGTGATTGAATCTGATCCGTAGATTGTATCAATTTTAAGCACATAAGAGAAAACGCCATTTTGAACTGTCGCTTTTTGAGTTGTGGCGCTAACAACGCTTTCTAACAACAAAAGTCGCTTAATCAAAATGGACATAAACAGCTTTACGTTGGGGGTGGCAATAAATATCAGCTCACGATAAGGCAGCCCATCGCTTGTGTTGTACTCACACTCACCAAGTAACGTCTCTGCGACTGCCTCGCAAACTTGCATTACTGCGCTTTGATCTGACACGATGCTTAAATTGCCGTCTTTATCTAGCATCAAATCATTGTTGTTTTTTGGGTTAAATTCTATCGTTATCATGGGATCATTGTCGTTGTTGGTTGGTTGTTGGTTTGGTTGTGTTTATGCTGAGCGACAAACTGATTTGCTGCGGTTAAAAACACATCTTCTGCATAAATTTTGTGGTTGAAGGTTGTTTTTTGAGCGTCAACCTCAACCTCAAGAGCTTTAATCTTAACCTTAGAATCGGCGGTGATCTCGATTTTAGCAGAGCCGTCAAGTTTTTGGATTAATAGATTTTGCCCCCCGCCTGCGTTCAAACCAAAATATCTAAATGGCAAAAAAATCGAATCGGCCAAATCGTGCGTGCGTGAATCACGGGCTGGGGCTTCATTGTAAGAGTCAAGAAACGCGCCGATGTTGAAATCAGCGCACAAAACAAGCCCTAAATCACCTTCGCTTAGCGGTACAAAAACGTTAAACCCACCGCCACCAAGCTGGATAACAGGCACATCCGCAATTGGTTTTAATCTAATCGAATTATCGGATTGATTGACAATCGTGCGCTGTAATTGAACAGTTGCGCGATTAGTCTCGTGATTGTAGCTAACAACCTTCGCTGGCACGACCTTATTAATCTCTCGCAGCATGGACTCTTTTAATAGCGTCAAGACTTCGTCTAGGTTGTTATTCATATCGAATCGCCTCAGCTGTAAAATACCACGGCTTGTCTCGGTTTGCTAAATCAAATTGCAGTTTGCTTATAATCCACACCCCGTTTGCTGATTGCACGCGCTCGCTTTGAATCTGCAACCCCCAGCCTACGCTAGGTATCTCGTCCACCAACCACTGCACCTGGATTTTAGCCTGCTTTTGCTTCTCTGATTTTATACGTTTCGGTACTCCAATCATACCCGAATCTTTGTTTAAAACAATCAAACGCCCAGCTAATGGAACCTTTTTGTTTTTTACGACTAGCGTATTGCCGTCAAGATATGCCTCAATTTCAGGCTTTTTTGCTATTTTATCGATAGCGCCAAACGCGTCCCCGTTGTGAACAAAGCCGTCCTCTTTTGAGTCGGTTGCACTAAAATCTAGCAACGATCCAAGCCCCCCAGCCACTTCACCTGCGATGTTTTTTAGGCTTGTCTTTTTTGGCAAAGATATCGATTTTAGGCTTTGCTTTTTAGCAGCCCCCGTTCCACAAAAGAGCGTTATCGAATTGTCGTTAAACGTCGCAGCTGACTCACCAACCGCCACCTCTGAATTGTTATTATGCACATCGCCCAAGTAAAGCTCACTTAGCTTACCGCCTTCACGCCCTATCTCAACACGCGCCTGCAGGGTGGTTGTCGAGTCGTAAAGATAATCTGTTAAAGTGTTAAGCGTGTTGCGCGATAACCCAGCAATCGTGATCTCGCATGTATCAGCTCGTGGCGTTGTTGTTTTGATGCCTTTAACTGTCATTTTCTCTTCTGTGAAAGGCTTAAAATCATTATTGATTTGTATCGAAACTTTCAAAACGCGATTTGTCATGGAAGTTCGCTCTCTGAAAAGTGGTAAAGACTAACGGTTTTGCCCAGGTTTTGCCAAACAACTTCGCGCTCGTCTAAACAAACAAGGCTAAAAATGCCGTTTGACTGATATTGCACAGGAAAAAGGGGCGCATTTGGGATCAGTTTTGATCCAAAAATAACCGAAATGCCATTTTTTAAAACATCCACAGTTGTAAAAGTGTCATATCCTTTGATCACAAATGTGAACAAATCGTTATCAACTTGCACGTTAAACTGCTGCCTCGGGGTTGCCTCTAAAACATAACGTTTTGCCATTGCTACCCCCCAACCAATCTTTTTAGCGCGTTAACCGCCCCAGAAGCCACATCGCTTAATGCGCTCTCGTTTACAGCTTGTGTGTCTGTTTTATCATCACCTTGCTTTTTTCCGCTCTTTTTCGTGCTCGCGTTTTTAGCATTGCTCACCTTTTTGAGTGGGAGCGGTTCGTATATCGCGGTTGTTTCGACAAACTCCTGAAACTCACAATTCACAATGGTTACGAGGTGCGCTTTTGGGGTTTCTTCAATTGGAAAGCTGGTCAAAACCATGTTTTCAAACGAGTCGTTGTCTGTTTGAATAATAAGCGGCTCGTTGTTTAAGTGAGCAGCACGAAATCTAGCGTACTGGGAAGCCCCAGTTTCACGAAAAAAACGAATAGGCAACGTGATCTTTTTTTGATCAGTTGTAAAATGATCGGCGCGTACCGTCCCGTCCTCTACGATGTGAGTCATCATTGTTTTGGCACGAGTCACTTTCACGTCTTGAATAAACAACTCGTCGTCAAAAAGACGATTGAGTTGGTTATCGTAAATCGCACATCTTGTCATCTCGCTACCCCACCGCCAAATTGCAATGCAGATTGGCCAAAAATGTTAGACAATGGGCTTTGAATTGAACTCGCAATAGCTCCTGCGTCGGTAGCCGCTGTTTGGATATTCAATTGCCCTAAATTCACGCTAACATTTTGAGCGGTTTGATTGTTTGTTGTGCTCAAGCTGTTTTGATTGGTTATTCCACTTGTCCCAAATAATGCCGACGCGTTTTGACGTGCAGACACATCACCACCGACATTACTACTGACTTCGATTTTTGTAGTCATGCCGAAAAACTCTTTAATCGCGTTAAATTTCTCAACAAACCAATCGTAAACAGCACCGATTTTAGCTTTTAAAGCGTCCCACCCCTCACCAATCCACGCTTTTATTTTATCCCAATTTTTGTAAAGCGCGTAAAGAGCTACGCCCACAGCCGCAATTGCTGCGATAACTAAAGCAACTGGCCAAAACGCGACCAACCACCCAGCTGCGATAACAGCCGCGCTGGCAACCCATGCAACCCCAGCCGCAACCCACGACGCAACCATCAAACCGATACTCGCAACCGTTGTCGCCGCGTTCGCAACTGCGCTCGCAGCCATTAAAGCCCACCTGCCAATCATTAAGGCAAAGCCCGCCATTTTTTTAGCCACAAGCACACCAAAAGCTGCAGTTATGCCAAAAATTGCAGCAATGATCACACCTGAAAAAATCTTGACTTTTACAGAGCCGTTTATGAAGTCTTTAAAAAGTGATCCGATTAAGGTTTTTCCACCCTGCGTAAATGTCACCCACTCATCATAAAGAAAAGCGATCATCAAAGCCAAGCCTGCGAACGGCAAAGCCATCGCTAAAATCGGCTTTATCGCCCCCCACGCCGCAACCGCCATTGTGTGAAGAGTTGGAACCAAAAGCCCACCAATCACAAACGCCAAGCCAGTAAAAAAGGCTATCGCAAAAGGTTTGTGATCGATCATGAATTTGATCAAACTCGACAAACCAGTCAAAAACATGTTCAAAACTGGCAAAACGAGCGAGTTGATTTGATTGAAAACAGCTCTAGACAATGGCGCAAACATGTCGAAAGTCAATCCAAACTCAGCGCTTGCTTTCTCTGATTTTTTTGTGATAGCCGTATATTTTTTTTGATATTCAATGTTTTTTTTGAAGTCCTCTGGGGTGTTTCGTAAAAGTCGAACCATTGATTCTGTGAGGCCGAGGCGCTCTCCAAGCCCTAAAGCTTTTTGAGCATCCATGCCACTTAAAATAGGATTCAATCTTTCAAAAAGACCAAAAACGTTGCCTGCGTATTTTTTAGCATCGATTCCTAAAGATGCAAAAACTTTAGCTGATCGCACAGGCAATCCTTGCGACATTAGTTCGATAGACTGCGAGACGCTTTTTATGCTACTCGCCAAGTCTTCCAAAGAACCATCTGCAACAGACTCGATAGCCCCGCCCCAGGCGCTTAGTTCATTTTGAGAAATACCCAAAGACTCTGATAGCTGACCGATTCGATCAGCGTATTCAAACGCACGCTGCGATCCGCCAAACAGATTGGATAACGCGATAAAACCTGCCAAAGGAGCGATCAGCCCAGTTAAACTGGTGCGCAAACCGCTTATCATTGGATCAAGAGCACCAATAGCACCAGCCGCACCATTGCCAGCGGCTTGTGTCGCCATTGCAGCTTTCTCACCAACGTCCTTTACCGCGTCGGCTTTTTTTTGTGAGTTTTTTTGAAAAGTATCTGTCGTTTTGCTATCTTTAGAGGCAAGCGCGTCTAAGCTCGCATCAACTTTTTGCGATGCAGCCTGGTACTCTGCGGTTTCGGCAACGAAACTAAAAACCAAACGTTCAATCAATCCGCTCATTTTGGAACCTCTTTGTTTGCCTCGTAGTCATTGACGCGTGATATTTGCCAGTTAAAATACATCAAAACCAAGTCTTCATAAGGAATCTCTCTCCACGTTTCAATTCGTACCCACCCAGCCGCCACCAATGCCATCACAACATCATCAATCGAGCCGTTCGTTTCTGCTGACAAATAGGGCATGAACTTACGCCCACGCCCCAGCTTGCTACTTATCTCGGCTTGTTTGTCGTTTAGCCAGGCTATCGTTTGATAAAAAGATGGAGATTCGACGACTTTTTTATGCCAGAAAAGTTCTCCTTTATCGCCAAAGCCAGACACGACAACAAAAAGCGATCATTATCTCGATAATTTGAGAACATGGGCGGGTAGGTTTTGTCACCGTCCACAATTTTTACAGACGACACCAAAACATCGATTTTTCGCTCGAGTTTTTGAACATTCCCCGCCATCAAATTGGTTAAAAGCCCGTTCAAGTCCCCGCCTTCCACATACGCTGAATAGGTGAACTTTTTTGGCTTAACGATCACATCGTGTGTCGCAGGCTCACCAGTGTCGCCTTTTAACTCAATGCCAATCGAAAACGCACCTTCACCCAACGGCTTTTGATTTGAAATTTCATCTAAAGCATCTAACAGACCTAGCTCGGATGTACTCGTAATTTTGCCAGCGAAATTAAACTCTCCGAAAAGCATTTTCTCGGCAGCTATTTTGGCTTCAAAAAGCGCTTCTGTGTAGGCTTCGTTCTCTTTAATATCCTCTTTTTCTTTCCCTTTTTCGTCACACTTTTCGTCAGCGGCGCATTTTTCGCCAAAAAATATCACCGAATGGATCAGATCGTCGTATTTTGTTTTTGGTAAAACGTCTAATTTTGAGTCGTCAGTTGCCTTGAGTGCGCTTCTAACCCAATTGGCTAAAAAATAGGCAAACCGCTTAGAAAACGGGATTAGTTCTTTATTGCTTAGTGAAAATTCGATCATTGGTACACCCTAACTCCAGCATTCAACAAGTCTTTAATAGTCAGTTTCATGTTTGTGTCTAGCTTCCCATCATTGCCAGCAGCGCCCAAAACAATGTTTGATATCAAAGCACGCTCCCATTTTCTAGTCTGCACTGCCACTATTTCAGGAGATGCGTTTGAATTTGGTATGTAGATAAGCGTCCCGATAAGGTTTGCGCCTGCGAATTGTGCAGAAACCAATGCCTGCTCTAACAATAATGCCCCTTCGCTTTGACTTATCAAATTAATCTCTGTTTCTGGAATTTTAGTCAAGTCAACCCAGTCTTGACTGTTGTTATTCACACCTTTTTCTGCCATTCCCGCACCAACTTCTGTTTCACCAACACCTGCACTTGAAAAACTAAAGCCAGTAATCAAAATCACTGGGGTTGGGCAATATTTAGCGGAAGCCGCGTATGGGGTGAATGTTAATTTCGCATTTTGAATGCCAACATTGTAATTTTGACCTTGCATTTCTTTAACTCCTTAATTCACCAAATGGCTACCATCAACAAATCTAATCTCTTCCGCCCGCTTGTAGGCAAGTCGGTATTTGTACCCAACTTTTCCCGCCACAGTAGGTAAAGATGACTCTAAAACATATCCGCCAGACGTGATTTGTAGCACTGGATTTGGATTTTTTGCAGATTTAAAACTGGCATTTAGGTTGTTTTGCTGTGTCTCACTCAAATTGCCACCGATCAAAACTGATCCATTGTTTAGAGCTTTATTGATTTGAGTTCTGACAAAACTGTCACAAACTAAGCGATTTGACTCTGTAGCAGTCAAAATCGGTGTGTTTAAGAACAGCTGAAATAAAGATGCGCTGATATCAGCTTTCAATTTTGCCTCGCCAGCGTGCACAATGAACGTATCGGCATCATTTACGCCTCCCCAAACAACACCGACTTGGTAGAACGGAAGTTGTGCGCCGTTGGTTTGGGTTCGACCAATGTAATTCACTTTTAATTCGTCTAAAAATTCTTTAGTCTCGTCTGTATCTACCGAAGCGACGCGCCCAAATGCCTTCCAGTTTGGCGTTGCGATGCCGTTTTGAACAGTCCAGTCTATCGAGGCGATCACTTGGGCTGGCACAAAATGCGCAAACTCTGTGTTTGTCAAATCCAACGTTGCACACGCTGTAAGCTGATTGCACGCGTCGTAGTAGTCTTGCACGTCGTCTAGCGATTTGATTAAGATTAATGGGATGTGAGACCAGTTCGGATTTGATCCTGCGCCCACCTCACAAATCTCGGTTGCCTCTAAAACCGACGCTGGCGTTTCTACCCAAACTCCGTTTGTTTCAATAGCCGACCCCTGCCAGTAGTGTGAGTGAAAGTTGTTGTTTGCGTTCACAGAATCGTCAAACGTGTCTGTAATAGAAGTCGCATCAACCCCGCACACCACAATGCGTGTAGGTACTTGACCCCATCCTAGCTTTTTAGCCAAGTTGGTAGCAGTTGGTGAATTGTCAGGCACAATGTCTATTAAAGCATCACCAGTCGCCCCGCCTGTTAGTACGAAGGCCTTGCGGGTTGTGTCGTACAAAACCGTCGAGTTATCCCAAAGAGCGCCGCTGCCCGCTGCTACAATCGCCGTTTGAATACGAGTAGCGACCTGTGCTAAGGTAGTGTCAGTTGAAAAGTTGAGGGCTGATAACGCGTATGTGTTTGCGCCCATCGTGATAGTGAAACCACCGCTTGTTATGCCATTAAAATCAGAAATTTTGTAATTGCCTGGCGCACCAAAAACCCGAGGGGCTTGTGATGTTTTTGCCCACGAGGCGAACTGCAATTCTTTTGGCACATTGCTACGATCAGAATAATTGAAGTATTTAGCCGCTTGTGCGTACTCAAACGACGAACTGCCAAAAAACTCAGCAACATCAGCTGCTGTTTTAAAAGACAATGTGATTGTCTCGCGATTTTGAGTTTGATCGTTTATCTGCCAAGTTGGGATTAAGTTGTTGTTTGCAAAAATACGCAACCCCATGTTTCGAGGCGGGATTGACACCCCAACCACCAAACTGGACGTGATCGCTATGTATTTTGATTGATTAATAGCCATATTTTGAGTCCTTTTACTAAAAGTTTCCTAAAGATTCTACACTAAATTCCTCAATTCTTTGAACCGTCTCGCTATATGTCTTGTCGTGCCAAAAATTAAGCACAAAGCCTTTAAAAAGTTCAATGTTGCCGTTTTCGTTTTCAAACGTTGTTGAGTTTGTGCCTAGGTTCGCAAAACACTGGCAATTATAGGCTTGCAGCGCAATGCAAAACGCGTTACTCATGATCGTGTTTCTGATCAAATCAGCCCACCAATCTACGGTTATTGACGACTCTGGATCAGTTCGTCTAAATCTCACGTTCAATTGCACATCACTTTGAACAGTTCGATATGTGTCTTGTTTTAGCTCTGTTTCGTTTATTAATCGCTCTAAAGCAATTTCGTTCTCACCTATCAAACCGAGAGAAACGTACCCTAATGAGCGCCCAAAATTCGCCTGCTCGTAATCACGAATTATAGGCAACATTGAAACACCGATAGGTAATTTGGGTGTTATTTGAGCAATCAATGTCAATCGAAAAGCAGCAAACAGCTCATCATCAGTCATTACTGCACCTCGCGAATGTGATATTTACAGTAATTTCCAAGCTCCAAATAATCAGCCAACAAATCCAACACGACGTATTTCTTGTCGCCCCGAATAATCCTGCTCGGAATCTCATCATTGCGCTTTGTTTTTAAGCGATGTGGTAGATAAATCACGCTGTCATGCTGCTCAAATTGGAGGTTTGACTGCTCATTAAAGGCTTTGCTTTTGGCCTGCTGTATCGATGCTAAACATGTGCGAGTTATTGAGTAGTTGAACACGAGACGACCATCGTCTGTTATCGTTTCAGTTGCGTCGTGAACCTGCACCTGAACCGCGCCTATTTTTGATGCACTCTGCAAAAAATTTAACAGCATTACTCTACCTCCCATGAAATAGAGTCCTTCGCTTGACCAGTATCAATCAGCGGTTTTGAGATGGTATCTACACCTTGTTTTCGTTTCACTTCAGCGAGCCTTTCGTTGGCTTTTTTAGTGCTAATTTTCCTTCTCGATAATCTAGCCTTGACTGTCGCCTCGCTAAGTGCAGGCGATTGAATCGCTTTAAAACCTTGCTTGATAATGCCAACCGCGTGCTCACCTACTGCATTAAAAGGCGCTTCTGATCCTTTTTTGATCTCACTGCCAAAAACTTTAGCTAAAAAACGGGTTTGTTTTTGAATATATGGGCGAACAGGGTCGCGCGTATCCACACCATACCCGTGAATATGTATATTCATAACGGACGCTACTGGTGTCCCGTCAGGATAAAGAGCGGTTTCTAACCACCCAACATTCAATCGGCTTTTTGCTGCATTTGCAACCGATTGATTTAGACGTTCCAAGCCGCCCCCTGATCTTTTCATCTTACCCTCATGTTTAGTTTCATGCGACCAACCAAAACCTTTAGCTTTGCGCATTTTGATGAAAGCATAATGTAGCGTTTCCCGTAAGCAGTTTGATTAAGTTCTAATCGATCAATGTCAGATTGTGGTGTAGAAGCGTTTGAGGTTCCACCGCTAACTCTGACATCCCCAACACTAACCGAGTCAGTTGTTGATGTGCTATTAACAAGCATATTGCCAGTTATCGATCCACCAATCATACCGACCAGCAGAGCATGCGCCATTAAACAGAACAAAGCGCGCTTTATTTGATCATCGGTTAAACACGAGCACGACTCACCCATCACATCAACTGCAAAGTCATACGATTGACCAATCACAGTATCAGGATAGGTTGTCGTGCTGTCAAAATCAGGGCTCGTGAATGCCCTAAATTCGACAATGTCTAAAGATGGAATCATTGTCATTATTCTAGCTCTTTAACTTCACCGGCTTTGATAATGTCGTTTTTTTTGTGCCTTTCGACGGGTTTTGTCGGTGCCACGCCCTCAAAATTCACTTCTGTTTGCGCACGTTTACCGATAACAACAACGCCTTTATCAACGGCTTTCTTGAAGTGCTGATCATTTTGTAGACACATTCTAACTGCCTCAGCGTCAAACTCCATTTCGACTTTGCCGTCTAAAACGATAATTCGATCACCGATTTGATCGCGGTATCTTGCCGCAGCTGCACCGTTTAAAACGATTTGATAATCACCTTTTCCGAAAGCTTGGTTTGTGTTTTTAGGAAAAACTA